GTTGCCCCTAGCGCCCTCTCTAGGGCTTGACGGGGGGAGTCTCCTCAGAGTCTGGAGTCAATGTCTCGTGAGAATTTATTCCACCAATCCTCTATATACTTTGTCCATTCCTCCTGATCTCTGGACTTGTCAGCTGCTAGCCTATCCAGACACTCAGACCTAGCTGTGTCTATGAATATTTCACGAGCTCCTAGCTCTTTACATAGCCGCTCACGCTCGCTCTGCAATGGATAGCCGCCAATTATGTAAGCGTTATTCCATCTGCCTAGACGATACCTAACAGCGTCTAGCAGCGTGTCTCTGAGCTTAAATACAATAGGCTTTAGCTTATATGGCTTAACATATCTATCACAGCCAGAGACAGCAGCCCACAAATTATCTAAATCTATTAATAAATCGCCCTCACTCATAGCAGCTTTAACCCACTCGCTTTTCCCTGCTAATGGAGAGCCATAGACTAAATAGACTTGTCTCCTGCTATAGCCTAACTTGTTGTGTATATAGTTATGACAGCGAGCATGTACTAACGCCACATTCTCAGGATTGAGCGATATATTGTAATCGTTCACATTATCGTCTGTTAGCTCTGTCTTATGATGTCCTATAATGTCATAGGCTCGTGTTATAGGCTTGTTGCAATACTCGCATATAATCTCGCCATCTGGCGTTAATCTATCTATCTTAATTTGCTCTAGCAGCTTGCGCCACGGCTTGCATTGATAGAAATTATCTAACGTATACATAGGCTATCCCTTAATGAGCTTTCCGCTCTTTAATAGATCTAGCAGCTTTGTATTTTGTGGAGCTGTGCCGCTATAGTTTGTAATTCCGTTAGCTTTTGCTATCTTTTTGCGATTAGTAAAAGAGGCATTAACTCCAATACTTCCTAGAGCGTCTACTAAGCTCGTGCTTTTGCCTGTATATTTCTTGTAATATGACTGAGCAGCTGCTGAGCTGCTAGCCTTTACAGGAGTGTCAAACAGCTTTTTTTCTGCTGCTCTCCTGCGTGTGAGTCCTGCTAATACTTTGCCGCTTGCCTTATTGTAATTAGGCAGCCTTGCGCTAATCTGAGCTAATGTCCTATGTCCGTCGTCTGTTATCTTTTTGAGATTGCCAGAGCCGCAATTGTAAGTGAACGAAACTAAAGCGTCGAACTGATTTTGATTGTAGTTATATTTGTATTTGCTAACGGCTTTTTCTGCGCTAGCAACGTCCTGCCTGAGATATTCGTCAGCCTGAGCCTGTGTTATCTTCTGCCCTAGCTTAACGCCCTGTGTATGTCCATAGCCTATAGTAGGAATGCCTACAGGATCTTTATAGGCTGTTAAGTGGCAGCCCTCAAATTGCTTAATTAGATTTAATCCTGTCTCTGATATTTTCATAAAATAACCTCCTACCAATTGTCCTGCTCTAGCTTTTGCTTTTGCAGCTCAATTTGTTTTTTCTTAATGTCCATAGTCTCCTTATCATCATTGCGCCAATTAGGATCTAAATTTTTAAGCAGCAAATGCGCCGCTCCTGTGTCTGGCTGCGCATACTTGCGATTTATCTCTATTCTTTCAATCCACTCGCTGCCTGCGTCAGTGTCTGGATTGTGGATTTTAATAGTCTTAACCTCCTCATAGTAAAAGCCCTGAGCTTTTTTCTTTAGAGTGTCCTTTAAAATCTTAACTAACTTCTTTTTGCCGTCCTCGATAGCCTGAGCTAACTCTGGATAATCTTTTTTATACTTTGCAAATGATCTACGACTAACTTTTAGCTTTTCCGCTATTTGCTCGTCCGTTAGCGTCTCTGTCCAGATTTTAATATCTTGTAAATAGGGCTTAACGTATGTCTCATATTTAGATTTATTCCCCATAGCGTCTCCCCCTTTTTAAAGACTGCGCAATAATGCGTTAATCATGGATTATTCATGTTTTTTCGCCCTTTCCTCTAATGAGCTAATACGTTTCTCGTTTTCATCATGCAACCTAAAAAGCGTCCCTATACGCTCGTTAGATTTAATAATCTCCTGCAAATTTGCGTCTATTCTTTCTGCGCTTTTTTCGCTATTTTTCGCTATATCTGACATGCGATTTAAAAAATCGTCTAATTTAACGTCAATCTGCACAAAGTGCTTTTCTATTTGAACCTCTTTTAATTTGTTCTGCTCGCTTTCACGCCTAAATGAAATGAAAATATTAGCGATAACGCCAATCATTGAAATACTAGAAAATATCAACGATAGGCTTATAGTTGCGTCTGCTCCCATTCTAAAGCCCTCGCTGATTATTAGATTTTTGCGTCGTCCTCAATCTCTGGCAGGCCTGCCAATGATGTGAGTAGAGATAATATAGCAGCTACAGCTGCAACAGATAGAGCATAGCTCCAATTAACCTCTAAAAGTGCTGCTCCTGTGCCAATTCCTGCTATAAGTGCCTGAGCAAATGTTTTAATAGCTCTAATTCCTGCTGCTTTCCACCAATTTTTACTCATACTCCCACCTCCCCTGTGTTCGTTGTAAAAACCTAAAATAATAATATAAGCTATGCGCATAAATTACAGTAGCGCCACTGTGCGCCACTCCTTAAAATCAAGTTACAGGCAAATTAAAAAGCCTAGATTTCTCTAGGCTTAAAGGCTTATTATGATTTATTTGTGAATTGCTCAGCAAGTTAATTTAATGCGCTTAGTATGCGTGTTAAATGCGCATTAAAAGCGCATTAAAAGAGCCGCCCTGCTGCAACAGGACGACTCTGTATAAAAAGTAGGAAAACGAGATATGAACGTCTGTAAATATTATAGCATACATAAAAATAGAGGGCTAATCGCCCTCTTAAATAATCTTAGTGAAACGGATCAGCAAGCCCTGCCTCAATTAATATTTCTGCCATTTCGTTAGTCGTCTCTAAAAATTTTTCCTCTTTTTTGAGCCAGATTTTAACTTTTGGCTTATTTTCATACTCTAACCACGGATTAACGCAATGCTCTATAAGTCCGTTAATCTCGTCTAAAGCTAGTTGCTTGCTCATATATGTAAAATTATCATAATCCCTATATTGATCTAAAAAATCAATTATGTTAACAGGATAGCTATAAGGGTATACTTTTCTATTTTCCCACTTATGCTCCTCTACTAGAGCTCTAATCTCTGCCAGAGTCTTTTTAACGTCCTCAGCTGCTGCAATCTCGAATTTTTTATTGATTAATTTATCCATGCTGCCTCCTATCTCCAAACTCCTAAGATTAGCTTATCGCTATTTATACACATGCCCGTAACTTCTAAATCTCTTACGGCTTTATATTCCTGCCATGTGCCGCCCTCAGAGTTAAATAATATATCTCCTGTCCTGTTGTCTACAACGATAAAATTGTCATTTGTCTTTCTCTCAATGTCTCTAACTGTCATTTCTTTTAATCCTCCTATTTTTTCTCCAGAGCTCTTAGGCTCTGGACTCTGCCATTAATTGAATTGCTGTTAACACGCTTGCAAGTCCTAAGCTCTCGCTTTCAATTCCTGCTTGTTTTCCGATTTTCTCAACCTCTTTAGCTGTGCTCTCTAACTCGTTAAAAAAATCTGCTAGTGTTTTCATGTTTTCGCCCTCCTTATTGGCTCGTTTGCTTTAACTTATGATATTATTATATACTTTTTGTTGTATATTTCTATTGACGGATTGTACAAATAATGACGGGTTTTTTAGCTATTTTATATACTTTTTGTTGTATATATACAATGCGCATACTGTCCGCATAGCTTGCGCATATTTTGCGCATAAAAAAAGAGAGCCAATCCTGCACCCTTAGGACGGCTCTCTTTTTTTTGAATATTTCTATTCGTAAAGCAATATTATTGTAATATATTTCCTATTCTGCTGCAACGCTATTTAATCAATTAAAAACATTGTAGCAATTGGAAACCACTTCTCAGCGCCAAAAACAGCGTCGCTAGAAATAGCCTCTAGCTTAATGTCTCCTGTAGTAGTAACTGTTACTCTAGTTTGAGTAGCTACGTTTCCGCTGCCTAGACTTGTATTCTGGACGTATGGATTAGCCTTTGTTGGTCTATATCCTACAGGCAAATTGCCGATAACTGTATTTCTGGCTGTAATGCCCTTAACAGTGCCTCTAATAATTACTAGCTTGCCTATTTTTCTATATTGAGGGATATTAGCCTCGTTATAAGCTACAATCCCCTCGCTCAGAGGCAAAGTAAGCCAACCGCTGTCCGCTGTAGCTGCCTTTAAATTGCTAACGTCTATCTGCAATTGTGCTACGTCGTCATAAATACTCCTGATGTCTGCCCTAGAGATTAACTCATTATACTCTCTAATTTCGTCCTCTACTGTGTCTGCACTAATTGTTAGTGAAATCATTGTAAAACCTCCTTAAAATTAAAAATTTATTATAAGCTCTTTTTAGAGCCTATTGTCTCTCCTCCTGCTGCAATTGCTCCTGAGTCTCTTGTAGCCTCTTAATCCAATAAAAAGCCAAAACGTATTAAATAATGCGCATAATACGTTAATACAAGTTGTAATGATAGTTATAATATTCATTTATCCTCCTGCTGCAATATTTCCTCAAAATATCCGTTGCCCCTGTCTCTAAATCTGCTGTCATGCTCAGGATCTTCACAAATCCCATTTAAAGCATGATTAGGATCTAAAGTGTGATTGCACATATCGCCTCCACAGCCTACAGTCCCTGCGCAAATCTTCTTTTTATCGCATATATACGCTACTTTCATTTTTCGCCCTCCTCCTGCTGCAATCGCTTAACATTGTCCTCATAATCCAGATTTAAGGCTATATAGATTTTATCTAAATTATCTGCTATCTTTAGCGGAACGCCCATAAATTTATCAAATTTCATGCCTATGGCGTCATGTAAAATAGCCTCTTTCATAAAATAGTTTATGGCTATTTGCGATAATATCTCGTATTTATCAGCAGGAATAATTATTACGAGATTTTCAAACAGCTCTGGCTTATCTTTAAAAATCTCGTGATAATATCCTAACTTGCAATTAATCTCCTGAGCTATGTCCTGCGCCGTCATTACCGCTCCTCCTGATCTTTAGAGTCCTTTAACATCTTCTCAACATCAATATAGCCCTGTAGCTCTAAATAGGCTAAAAAATTCTTAGGATTAGGATCTAAGCGCTTTTCTTTGCTCCATTTATACCATTGTCTAACTACTCTTTCTCTCTGCTCTAAGCTCGTCATTTCTGCTCCTCCTGCTGCAAGCTCTGCAATTTCTTAAAACACTTTTCGCATAATTGCAATGATTGTATGTGAGTTGTCCCAATTTCAATCTCATAAATTTTAGGCCCTTTAGAATGATATTGAGTAATCCCGCACTCGAAACAAACTCCAAACTCTTTAACTACGCTTATTTTCATTAGCTTTATCCTCCTGATCTCCAACCCATGCAAAACAATTAATTCTAGTTTGTTGCCCTAGCTTTGGCACATAAGGACAACTATTTTTAGCCATGCAATCGTTACAATCATGTAATTTGCTTATTCTGTCCACATAATCAATTAAATCAATAATGCGATAACATAGGCTTTTAATATCATCATTTTTCATTTGTTGCCCTCCCTATGATGATCCAAGCGAGCCAAATAAAAAAGCCGCTATTATAATGCACCAAAAGAGCCTCCAACCTATCTCTATTTCCATAACCGCTCCTCCTACTTTTCTAGCTGTTGCCTGTAAAGCTCGTTCATGACGTCCAATTGCTCTTTACTTTTGCATTCAAATGCCTGAGCGCTATCGGATAATTCTTCTATTAGCCCTAATATGCTCTTATCAGACAATGCTGTTGTCTCACTCAAGCTATTAACCATTGAATAAATTGCAATTAACCATGAGGCGACATTGCAATGATCTGCTTTAAACTTTACTCCAAATCCATTAACCTCTAACTCAAATTTTCCTTTTGCGCCCTGTAATTCTTTTACTATTTCTCTTGTCATTTGATTTAATCCTCCAATCCTAATACTTTAAACGTGCAATCGCTGCAAACGTAAAATCTTTTATGTATTACTGTAACGCCCGCTTTTTCTGCTGCAACCTCTACGCAACAGCTCGCTCTTTTAAAGCAGCCTTTGCAGGCGCATAGCCCTATGTATTTTTTTAACATGTTTAGTCTCATTTTTCTATTTCCTTTGAATTAAATAATATTGCTATTGGCTTTCCGCAATAAGGGCAATAATTCCAATGCTTATTATAAGCTGCTCGCATTCCACAGCCTGTAATATACCCGTGCTTATTCTTAAAGTATTCGCAACATTGCTTTGG